CACATTTTCGGATGATTGCGAAGGCTGCATTAGCCGCCGCGAGTTCTGCTAACATAAGCGTCTCCTGAGTGACGCTCCCCTTATGTTAGAGTTTCATTAGTAAGGATGCAGCAAGGCCAACGATTACCACCGTTGACCCCATAATCATAGCTTCCAAACGCCATAGACGCTTGTCCAAGCCGGATAGTTTGTCTTCTACGGATTGATACCGAATGGCACATTCCTTTTCGTGGGCTTCTAACTCAAGAGCCACACGCAGTTCTGGGGTTACAGACTGTTCTAGTTTCATTCTGGTTTCGTAGGCCAGACGACAGTATCAAGAGACTGATAGCTTGCTGTGATATCCCGCAGTGCCTGACGATAAGTAGCCTGTGCTGCGGTCATCAATAGGTCGGCAGACGCCCACCAGTCGGTAGCCGCAATCAAGCGGTCACGCTCGGCGCGTAACAGCTTCAAAGGCTCTGCTGCATTAAGCTCGGTCAGCTTTGCGTTGACGGTTGCCCAGCTACATCCCCAGTCAGCTTGGTTGCTGCTTTCGATAGCCGAGCCGTTTGCGTCAGCGCCCGTAACCTTACGGAACATCTCGTTGAACTCTGCTTCATTTGTTGGCTCACCGCGCAACACCCATTCGGTGATGCCTAGTTCGGTCAGAGCCTCTGCTATTGATGCCATTTTGTTTTTACTCCTATCCTATTAAATGCCCACTAAAGCCGCCAATTCCATCGAAACTCCAACTTGCATCACTGTGTGTTAGAAACTTAACTTGAGCAGTTTGGTTTGCGTCCATTTCTATAATTCCTGAATACACTAACGATTGGTATTGACCCTTTGGTGTGTGTATTGTGTATGTCTGGTTCAATTTAAGTTGACTTGAGTCATTTGAGAAATGAATGGCAGCTAGGTTATAATCGCCGTTTTGCTGGGTATCATTTACCCTTACGTTGTAGGATAAAAAGTAATTACCAGCCACAGGCGCAGTAAACACATTTGCCGAATAACAGTTACCAACATTTATATTTACACTGTCCCAATTAATAGCTATCCAAGAATTGGGAGTAGTTTCATTTTGAACTGCGGTTTTACTGACAGAAAACACTGGTTTAGTTGGTTGTAAAATTCTGCCAGAACTATCAATCGTCAGCGCGGTGTTGCTGTTCGTTGGATCTTGGATCTCGGAGACTTTCAATATCGAGGTCATTGTGCAATCTCCATTAGGGTTAGGGTTGATGTACCATAGTTCCAATTTATTGAAACCTGTGAGCCACCGCCGCCACTATTGAAAACAGTGCTATACGTCAACGCAGATGTGCTGCTTGGCGCATCAAGAAAGGTGTAAGAAAAGTTCGATGAAGTTGTGTTCACTTGAGCGTTGTACATATCTTGATTGGCGATAGTTTTAATGTTTGACCCATTTCTATAAAGGCGTAATCCAAGATAAGTGTTGCTATTCCTTTTGTCGTTACTTGGGTGGCTCAACAAGACTAATATCTTGCTAGTATTAGAAGTGGGGGTGATTGATGCCGTCAAACCTGTGGCGATGTAGCTAGTGCTTGATGCCGTAACAGTGGCTGAATACTGACCCTGCACCACTTGCAGTACACTACCCGCTGCTGGCACAAGGTCAGCAATCTGCACACCGTTGCCCAGCGTCTTTTCGGTGATTGTATCCACATAGAGAGTACTCATTGTGCAATCTCCATAGCCGTCATGTAGACGGTGTTTTTGTCGTAATCAAAGTAGATTGTTCCAGAGCCATTCTTAGCAATATACAACTTATATATGTGTGGGGTTGTATTGTTCACTAATGATGAATCAACTGCGCCGCACACTACTGATGACATATGGTTGCTACTACCCATATAGCTATTGACTAAACCCGTCTGCGCTCCATTTGACATTTCTAAATCAGACTGTCCACTAACTGACCTATATATTGTGGCAAACCCTCGTATGTCAGATGCATTACAAAATAAGTTGCCACCGTGTACTTGGACTATGATTTTGCTGTTAGCAAACAATGGTGTAATTGAAACGCTGTTGTTTGTGTATAGGTAGCTGTAGTTTGAAGATATGGAAATACTTGAAGTGCCAAGTCTGGATGCTGTTTGCACTTGAACCACACTACCCGCTGGCAAGTTCGCACCATTCGGAAACGATGGCTTGCCTGTGCTTGGGTCAATCGTAACAGCAGA